GGTGATCCACCTCCTAAAAAGCACCCCACCTAAACCTTGGCGGAATAAACCCCCCGCCACAACTGCTATGGCTATCACCCCAGCAAAACTCCGTGCTTTAAAGACAAAGCAGGAGCAACAAATTACTGTCCCTACAGGGATAGTAACTTTCCTCGACTCTATTGTGCTAAGCGCACAATCTGAGTCTCTCAGCGGTCTGGTCAAAGTCTTACCAGGTAAGACTAAGAATGGCAACTGGCGTTGCATTCTGACTACTGACCAAGGCCACTTTAAGTTCTTCGCCAAGGAAGAACTAGAAGATGGCGGAGTGATTGAGAATCACTCGTTTGGCATCCAGAAATTGGATGATGGCAAGGAGCTTTATTGGTACTAACGTACCAATAGGGCTCTTGCCCTTTTTGTGAACATATATAACACATATGTGTTCACTTATTCATATAGCATTTAAACTCAATCTTAAAACATTAATTAAAATGAAATTCTTCAAAGTAATTGATTGTTTCGGTGAGCCAATAGGGCTAATCGGAACAGAAAAGATCTTACAATATAAATGCAAAGATCTTGAAAATAATCTTTACAGTATAATCCCATTGCACTAACTCACTTCCCAAGGGTGAGCAGTTGTAATAACAGAAGACCTAAAAGGAAAAATGTTCTGTTATAAAGATTCAATCCTATTACAACTGAGTGCAGAGGGATAATATTGATAGTCAAACAATTAAACATCAACAAAATGACAAATAAATTCCAAAACTGTCTTAGTACAGGCCAGGTTCCTGTACAAGATGTACAAGACTTTGTCAAGTGGCTTAAAAATGGGCCACTTGACACAACTGTAAACTTTGATTGTTATGATCAAAGTTTACACATCACCCGTGACCATTGTGGTTGCGGGTGTAGTGACCATCTGTCACATTCTGTTGTGAATGTGACGGGTGACACTAGTAATTTGCAGTTTGACAGGGATGATGATTAGTCCCTGTCAAACTTAAATAGAATGTGGCAAAAACGATTAGTCTTTATAGGAAGCTTACCATCAAGACTAAACGTGCGCTAATCTTCATACTTGCGGGATGCAAGTTTATGGAGTTTGATACTTGTGCACAAGGTATCATGAATGCCACATTCTTTTAACTTCCTGATGATGCTATTATTGAACTCTAACTCAAAACTCTATAAAACTCTATGAAAATCTTCAAATCAATTACAGCATTCATGCTATGTTGGACAATCATAGCATTTATTACAGCCATTATCATCAGCTTTGTATTCATGGTGGATTATGTAGAAGTAGTACATAATCCTCTATATATAGTACTTATGATATTTGCAAACTCCACTATTAGTGGAATAGTAGCAGATCAAGTTTATACTGACATAACATGCTAGTACTGTTAGGAATACTCGCAATAATTAGTCTCTTAAGGTTTACAAAAGAGTTTGTAGACCCTAAACTCTAATTAAATGATTCTGTAGCTCAGCTGGATAGAGCAACTGCCTTCTAAGCAGTAGGCCAATGGTTCAAATCCATTCAGAATCACATAGTTCAAACTACTTCAAACCACATCAACCATGAAAATCAAGAAACACTCACCAAGACTACTTGCCTTGCTGTATTTTGTACAGCAAGCACCAAAAGACAGGAACTATAATCCTGTAGTAGAAATTATAGATACGGATAGGCTTGGATTCTTTTATGCATTTAAAAACTGAGCATATGAGAATCATAACAGGCGTATGCCTTATGCTTACCAGTATGGTAGGCATAATGGCCATCTTCCAGCATTTCAACATACCACTGCATTTTGCAGGAGGTGTATCCATAGGGGCTATATTATATGGCATTTATACAGGTTTATGGTATAAAGACCTATCTAATATGGAGCAAGAATATCAAAAGAATATTATGCACGAAGACAGAATACCAGTAATAGGTGCTAAACCTATAGACTGGGATGAGTATCGTGACATTCCAAAGCTTGATATAAACAGTCCATTAACATTTGACAGAAATAAAATTGGTTATTTATACGAACCTAACAAACCACTAACATGAAAAAACTATTAATTGGGGTTCTTTTTATAGTTTCTTTGACAAGTAGTAGCCAAGCACAAGTAATGCTTGGCTACTCTGTTAAGGACGTAAAGAACATCCTAGACGAAGAAGGTTATATAGTTAAAACAGGTTATACAACTGATGATAATATATTCTATATAACAGCACACGATAATTTGCTTTACAGAATATACTATTTCAGCTCAGAAAATGAATGTAAGAGTTATATCCTGTTTATTGACGACACAAAAGAGGCATTAATAAAGTATCTTATAGACCAAGATTACTATAAAGTCGGAGATACATTCTATAATGCCAAGTACAAGGTTACCATCAATTATAATTCAGATATAGAACTTCATTATTACACATGGACATTTAAATAACTAAACTCACAAAACTCACAAAAACCATGAGAACAAAGTACAAAATGTGGTCTAAACAAGAAATCACAGAAATCAGAGCTATTTCACATTTAGACAAATCTGCAATTAGGCAATATGCTAAACAAACAAACAGAACTTATAACTCTGTTTATGCAGCAATTCGTAGACATATGCCTAAACAACAAATTGCTAAACAACAAGTTACAAAAGTTAAAAAGAGTAGTACAGTAGTTTTTAATAACTACAAATCTGTAATTGTGGAAGCTAACTCCATATTGATAGAATTCTAAAGTTAGCCCAATCAAACCTAAACCACTATGACCGAAGACCAAATATTAATGCGTTGGAACGGAATTCCAATAGCTCGTATTAATGATGGTTATAAGCAGAAGATTCTGAGGAAGATAGAACAACAACCACTTATTAAATGGTATGGGTACTCAGCCAGCCAATGGCGAGACGCATTTGCAGCAAAAGAAAAAGCAGAAAAAGAATGTCATGAGAACAATCTAAAGTCTGCACAAGAACTTGCTCAAATCAGGCGTAGAAAAGAGTATGTAACCCATCGTGCCGCATACAAACTTCTTGAAGGTATATGCAAATATGCAGAAATAGCATAATAAATACCTAAAAAACAATCCAGTATACATGCTGCAGAATGTATACAAATCTGTAATTCAATTAATTAACAACTAACTCATTAAAAAACAAAAATCATGACAACTTCAGTAAAAGTAACAACTTGCAAAAATGACTCAACTGCAATCATTGGAGTATCTTCTAATAACCCAGACTTTGGCTACATCCGTGTAGAAGAGAATGGAGGCCTTTCCTTTGGGAATGGCGGCTGGCTTAACAGCAACACAAAAACAGCTCTTATCAAGGGTAAAGTAAAAGACCTTCAAACATTTGTAACTAAGAACAATGTTTCAGTAGGCTATGAAATTCCTGGTAAGATTGTAATCATGGAACAGACTACTCCGTTCTATGAAGGACAACAGCCTAAGCGTGCAGGTGCAGATGGTGAAGTATTGTATTCTACTGATAATCAGGGAGTACGTCACGCAATTTACCGTCAGACAGAGTTTACTATGGACTCAAACCGTCAGGATGTACTTGTTAAACACGATAATGTATTGTCTAGTGCAGCCAAAGTAATGGTGCAGAATGACATTGCAATTAAGTAATACATAGTTTGGGGTTAGAATAGGGGGAGTCAGGAAACTGGCTCTCCCTTTCTATTTATTACTAAAAACCGTAAAAAATGGGAACAAAAACACATTTATTTAATATTGAGAACCTTGAAACAGGGGAAAGTGTAGACATGTGGATGGACATACAAGTAGAATATTGTCCAGGAGATGATGTAACAGCACCTGCCACAAGCACCAAGATAGCCAATTGGGGCACATGTCTTGAAGATTCACAGCCTGATTGGGTAAAATACTCAATGTTGGAAAATGAATTAAAATATGTAGATTTGTCTGACATTCTAGACGAAGAATATGACTGATAAAATTAAACTCCTAAGTATGCTGGCTACATTAGTTGGCATAGGCTACTTCTTATTCCTTTGGCTAAAACCTGCTGATGTAGTAATTAATGATGATAACTATGCAAGCATGATGAAAGTAGACAGTTTGGAACTTGTAATAGCTACATATGCTGACAAACAAGCCATTCTGGATAATGAAATTTACAAACTTAATGATTCAATTGCCTACTTAAATGCTCTTATAGCATACAATGATGGACAACTTGCAGACCTCAAAAAGAAAAGAAATGTTAAAAGTCTTAACATCAGCAGGTTTAGTACTGCTGACATTAAAAAGTATTGGTCAGATAGATACAAAGACTCAATACAATCCAAATAAGGATAGCCTTGTAACTATTCCTAAGCAAATAGCTGTATGGATGATACAAGATATAGAGAAGGCGCAGAGCTATGCAGAAGAAATTAAGCTCCTGAGTAGTAATATAGAGTATAAGACTGATATTATTCAGAAGCAGGACACTATCATATCTATTCAAAAATCCAAGATTCAGCTTAAGAATCAGGAGATAGATAATTATTTGGAAATAGTCAATGAGCAGGAATTTCAGATTATAAATCTCAATAAGTCTGTAGCAAAACAGACTAAGAGAAAAAGATTCTGGAGGGCTACTGCATTCATAGGCTCAGCATTAGTAGGTTTAGCAGTACACTATCATTGGAAAAATGGTAATTCATGGCAAGATTAATATTATGTCTTATTCTACTTAGCAGTTGTGGAGAGTATGCATCAGATGCTACAAGGCCTGACCTACAACACAAGGCTAAGAAAGAACAAAGAAGCAGATTATTACAGTACGGAGATAATTAAGAAATGGTGGAGAAATCCACCATTTTAGTTTAAAACCCTTACATATGGACAAACTGAAAGAACTTAAAGAAACTATACAAACTATACAGAAATATAGTCAAGAAGTAGTAAATGCAAAAGGTGCATTAAAGAGAGACAGGATACTTGCACAAGGTGCAGTATATGCTTATGACAGAATACTGTATTATATTAAAAAACTTGAAGAAAACACCGACACACCATGAACAAAGACTTTATACTATACGAACAGGCATTAGAACTTAAAGAACTTGGGTTTGATGAACCTTGTTTTGCAACATATGAGTTTGGTAAAATCCATATTAATGAATTTAAAAACGATTGTCCTTATGAATTATGTTTAAAAACAAAAGTATTCCCTGCCCCAACATTCTCACAAGCATTTAGATGGTTTAGGGAAAAGTATAATTTAGATATTAGTATCAATACTGTTTATTCTAAATATAATGAAATTTTAAGTAGAAAATATAGTGGGGTTATTGATAATGAAGGTGTGTTTACTAATGTCGGTTTCTATGATACTTACGAAGAAGCAGAACTTACTTGTCTTAAAAAGTTGATTGAGATAGTTAAATCCAACACTCCCAAACCATGAAACAACAAACAGCAGTCGAATGGCTTTGGGACTTAAGCCAGACAAAAGAACTTGAAGCCTCAGACTTTGAACAAGCCCTCGCAATGGAGAAGGAGCAGCTTGAAGAAGCAAAAAGCGAAGGATATGAATTTGCTACACAGGAAGCAATTAAAGAAATTCACAAAAACTATAAACCAATATAAACCATGAACCACAACACATTAACACCAACCGAAACTCCACACGAAGTGGCAATTAAAATACCTTCTAACCAATACTTACTTCAGGAGTATAAGATTGAGATTGAATTTATGGCACGAGGCTGTGTTATTAAAGTAGGCTGCAAGCAAATCCCATTTGAAAGTGTAGAAGAGGCTATGAATGAACTCAACGAGTATGTTAAGAATCCTTGTGACGTGCAGCAAAAATGGAGGGAACTGTTAGGATGAAGACCGCACTACAACAACTTATCGAGTGGGGTGACCAGATGATGGCAGAGCATCCACTTAAAGTTCTTTCATTCGCAGAAGCCATAGACAAGGCTGCAGAGTTGCTTGAATTGGAGAAGGAGCAGATAATAAAAGCTGCTTGTTATGAGCCTTTTATGGGTGATCTGCCTAAATCAGAAGGAGAACATTATTACAACAAAACATATGGCAGACATAACTAAATGTAAGGGCACAGGATGCCCAGTAAAAGCAAGATGTTATAGGTTTTATTGTGCAGAGTCATCAAGTAACTGGCAGTCATGGTTTGTTACACCACCCATAAAAGACGGTAAATGTGATTATTATAAAGGTAAAGAGGAAAAAGACATGTGGATAGAAATTAAACTAAATTTGCCAGATGGAAGCAACTCTGAAATTCAACCTTGATGACCCTGAAGATGTAATGGCGCACAAAAGATGTGTAAAAGCATTAGAAATGGCTCTATTATTATGGCATATAAAGATAAAACTTGATTTGCCTGAGAAAGAAGCTGAGCAATTAGATGCCTTATTCTATGAGTACAACATTAACCTAGATGAACTTATGATGTAATGCAAAGAGTAATTAGAAAGACATTTACAATCAGACCGAGTGGCAGGAGTACAGATTATATATCACCAAGCTTTGGCTTTGGCTGTCTATATAACTGCTCTTACTGCTATATGAAACGCCACAAGCCTGAAGGATTAGACATAGCAGATAATGTAATGGATATACTCACTGAGATTAATAACCATGCATTCTTTGATACTACAGAAAAGCCTAATCAGACACATGAGAAATACATAACATACGATATAAGCTGTAATGAGGATTTTGCATTACACGCAAAGTATCATGATTGGATTAGAATCTTTGAATTCTTCAAAGACCATCCAATAGCCTTTGGTTCATTCGCCACCAAGTATGTAAATCCTCTGTTGTTAAAATACAATCCTGAACGTAAAGTCAGGATTAGGTTTAGTCTAATGCCTCAGGAATACAGCACATTGTTAGAGCCTAATACAAGTAAGATACTTGACAGGATTCTAGCAATAGACAGATTTATTGACGCAGGATATGATGTGCACATAAACTTCAGCCCTGTAATTGTACACCCAGGATGGCTTGAGAAATACAAGGAACTGTTTGAGCTTGTAGACAAGAATGTACAATACAAGGATGTAGTAAAAGCAGAAGTCATATTCCTGACTCACAATGAAACAAAGCATAAGTACAATGTACAACACGGGTTAACAGGAGAAGAACTTATCTGGAAACCTGGATTACAGGAAACCAAGACAAGTCAGTATGGAGGAGAGAACCTACGCTATGCAGTAAAACTGAAGTCTAAATACATAGATGACTTTAAAGCATTGCATAAAGAAATTATTCCTTGGAACACAATTAGATACATATTCTGATGGCTAAAAACATGGTGGTATTGTATGATTATTTATTTCATTACAATCCGTACAGACAAAAATGGTTTGCTATGCTAAGGGAACAAAAAGAAGCCTATTTCAACGGTGAGTTGAATATAGACACACTCCCTAAAAGCAAGAATTTCTATTCACTAATCAAAGAATTAACAACTGTAAAAGAAGAAGAGGATGATATACTTCATAGGGGCTCCTGGATTGATCCAGACAGAGTTATATGAATTGTCAACCACAACACAATGCGAAGAGTGGCTTAAAACACTTACAGAGGTAAATGTAGACACAGAGACTGAAGGTCAATTCAATCATCATAATAAGATATTGATGCTTCAGATGAACTGGGAAGACATTACCTATGTAATAGATTGCAGGACTACAGATATTTCTTTTGTAAAACCATATCTTGAATCCATACTTGTAACAGGTCAAAACCTCAAGTTTGACTATAAATATCTAAAGTTCTATGGTATAGAGCTTGACAATATTTATGATACTATGTTGGCAGAAGCTTGTCTTACCAATGGCTATGAGGTAAGAAGCTTAGGTCTAGCACATCTAGCTGAGAAATATACAAGCAAGAAGCTAGACAAAACAACAAGAGGACAGTTTTCTCATCTTTCTGGAGAACCATTTACAGAACAACAGATTGTATATGGCGTAGGAGATGTTACATGTCTTACTGAAATTAAAACCAAGCAATTACTTAAAATCAAAGAGAAAGGCATAGAAGGTTGGGTTCAGAATGAATTCAACGCATGTCTAGCTCTTGCAGATATTGAGTATAACGGCATGGGATTCAGTCAAGAGATGTGGCTGGATTTGGCAAGTAAAGCCAAGTTCAATGAGAAAGACTATACGGATAAATTGGATGAACTTGTAAGACAAGAACCTAAACTACAAGGTTTTGTCAAGACCAAGGTACAAGCCAATATGTTTGCAGGTATAGAAGATGGATATGAACATGAAAGAAATGTAAGCATCTTGTGGTCAAGCCCCAGTCAAGTAGACAGGGTATTCAAAGCATTGGGATTGAATTTGGAAAGTACTTCTGAGAGATTCTTGGCTAAGTATCAGTACAAATATCCACTTGTGAAGCAATTCATTGATTACAAAAAACAACAAAAACTTGTAAGTACATATGGTGAAGACTTCCTTAAGTATGTAAACCCCTATACACATAGGATACATACTTCATTCTGGCAAATAGCAGACACAAGTCGTGTCACTTCAGGTTCTCCTGAAGAAAGAGCTCCAAACATGCAGAACATACCAGCTAAAATAGAATACAGAAATTGTTTTATAGCAAGACCTGGATTCAAGATGGTAAGCTGTGACTTCTCAGGCCAGGAGCTAAGGCTATGTGCAGAAGGTAGTCAGGAACCACTATGGCTTGACGCATTTAACAATGGTAAGGACTTACATTCTGAAGTAGCTTCTATGGTATTTAAAGTACCATTAGATAAAGTCAGAGATAAACCTGAATTCTTACGTGGTAAATCTTATCGTGATGCTGCTAAAACTGTAAACTTCGGATTAATTTATGGCATGTCTAAATTTAAACTTGCTGATACACTTAACATTGAAGTCAAGGATGCAGACAAGATTATCAAGGACTACTTCAGAACAACTGCCAAACTCAATGTATATCTTGACAAATGCCGTAAGTATGGTATGAAAAATGGCTTTATCAGGTCTTTTAAACCTTATTCTATCATAAGACACTTTCCAAAGTGGATAGATATAAAGGACAAAGAAGACTTTAAAGCAGTAGGTGAGATAGAACGGGCTAGTATGAATACTCCTATTCAAGGCTCAGGTGCACAAATGACTAAACGTGCATTATATCTCATTCGTAAGTACATAAAAACACACTTACTGCATGATAAAGTGTACATTGTAATGACTGTACATGACCAAATAGATTGTGAAGTTCAGGAAGACTTTGCAGAAGAATGGTCTAAAATTCAACAAAGCATCATGCAAGAAGCAGGTGCAGAAATTATTAAAACAATACCTGTCTTATCAGACATAACAATTTCAGACTCATGGACAAAGTAATCACATTGACAGATGCAGAGTATTATGCACTATTAGAGTATTTTAATGATACTACAATAAACATCTCAAGTATGATAAAAAAGAAAGGCTTAAAGACTACAAGAGATTTTGAAGCAGCAATTAAGAAACTTTATAAAGAAGAAAATACGGAAAACAAATGAAAGAGGATATTCTTCATTCCGCACTGAAAGAAGTGCAATTATATGGTGATTTTCAATCACATAAAGCAGAGATAGATGCAGAAGATATGGGATGGATTCTTCAGATTCTATCTACAAATCTTTATTCAGACCCTATTGGTTCACTTATTCGTGAATACAGCTCTAATGCATGGGATGCTAATGTAGAAGCAGGTAACAAGGATAAACCTATAGAGGTAGGTGTACAAACTAATAAAGATGGTGGGACTTATTGGTATGTAACAGACCTTGGTCCAGGTTTATCTCCTTCTCGTATTAATGATGTGTATCGTAAGTTCGGTAAATCAACCAAAAGAAGTAGCAATGAAGCTATTGGCATGATGGGTTTGGGTAAATTTAGCGGCTTGAGCTACACTAATGAAGTGTTTATTACTACCAGGGTAGATGGTATAGAGTATCAATACTTAATGCACAAATCAGAAGGTATACCTCAGATTGATATGCTAGTATCAAGAGACACTAATTTGCCTAATGGTACTACAATCAGGGTAAATATACAAGGCTGGAAAGACAAGCATGAGTTTGTAACAAAGACAAGAGAACAACTTGCTTACTTTGAGAATGTGTATTTTAATGTGGATTCAGAGAATTTTAATAATAAATTCAAGATTGTAAAAGGCAAGACTTTTACACAATCCACACTTGATAGTAGGTCTTTACGCATTAAAATAGGTCCTGTATCTTATCCTATTGACTGGAATGTAATTACTCATCCTCTTAATATATTACGCAATAGTATAAGTAACATGGCTGTTAACTTCAATATAGGTGAAGTGGCTATTACTCCTAACCGTGAGTCTGTATTATACAACAAACTTACAATAGAGAATATAAATAATAGATTCACTGAAGTAATTGAAGAGCTTAAAGAACTATATGAAAAGCAAGTATTAGAGTATGAATCTCCTCGTAGTTATCTAGAAGCTTTAGGTACAGCTTATGTAAAGATAGGTGACATGACACATAATATACATCCTCTTGTAAATAATGGTCAACTAAACTTTAAAAAGCCTGTATTAAAAGGTTTGGATATTCCTACATTAAATGTAAAGAATGTTGAGGATTTACTTTATGGTTACAGGCAAACTTATACTATACAAAATAACAGAAGGTCAGAAAAAAAGTATCATTCAGTTCCATACATTGATGAAAAGACTGACAAGTATGTCTTTGTAGACAAGTGTTCTATTGAGCCTAAGCATAATAAGTATATGTCTGAAAAGTTAGGTAAAAGCTATTTCCATATTATACAAAAGCATAAAATGGTTAAGCTAATACCTAAGGATAGTATCACTCAATCTTATTATAATATATTAGGATTAAAAAAAGTAGCTAAAAGTAAATGGCGTGAGACAATTAAAACTTTTATAGCATGGCAAGAAGCATTTGTAGAAAAGCATACTATAAGGTATGATGATTATGTTCCTTCTAAAGATTGGCTAAAAGCACAAAAAGCACTTATACAAAGATCAGATACAAAGTCTTTGCGTAAAATGCAGGGTAAGGTTCTTGTAAAAGTACCTGAGAAATCTTATGGTTATAGACAATCTTGTGTATTTAGAAGTACTGATTGGCAAATAAACACCTTAGACAGTAAGCATAGATTTATAGTTTATGGTACAGAAGATAATAAGGAACTGCTGAGTAACTTATGGTACTTTACTAAAATATCTATACTTAACTTTGAGGTAATTATAACTGCAAAAGCTAATCACAAGTATTTACAATTACTTCCTAACTTCATGCACATAGATAAATTTATGGAAGGTAAAACACGTTATTTCAAAAGATTTATCAGCTTGTATAGATTATATTCTGTATATTCTTCTTCAGATTCTAAGTCTTTATATTCTTGTTTAGAATTGCTTCAATATCTTAATAAGAGTCTTTATGATTCTATGATAGAGATAAAGGAGCGTGCTAAGTTGTATGAAGCTATACGCCCTTCTTATCAAGATGCAAACTTTGAAGCTCTGATAGAGGCTATGGAAGATACAGCAGAAGCTAATAATCTCTATGACTGGGAAATAGAAACTTACAGGACAGACTTGCTGAAAAATCTAAAAACTTATGGATTCCTTGATAACATAGCTTATATTCAAAAAAGTTATGATTATACAAGAAAATATACTGAAAGTCACAAAAACTTTGCAGTATTTGCAAGCAAAGCAATGAAAGTAAAACTTAATACAGAATTCTATCAAAATGACAGACAACCTAAAGCAATTAATCAAGAAGAAGAAGTTAATTCTGACTCCAACTAAAGATTATTTCGGTAATATATTAGAACCAGGAGATATGGTAATAGTAGCTCAACATAGTAACTTTACTCCTGGTATAATAGTGTCTCTTCCTCCTAAGAGTATTACAATTACTTGTTACAGGGATCTTTCTGCTAAAAAATGGGATAGGAAAACTTCTTCTTATATTAAAGGCATAGGCGGAGTTTCAAGAGACCATAGTCTATTTCTTAATAATAGTTGGTGGAATCACAACCTGTTTGAAAATATGCAGTTAATTGTGGGTGGGCACAATTCTTTGCATACTATACCTATATGGGATACAATTTATTCAGACGGGTTTAGAAAAGCTATTTCCTTTATTAATGTAACCAAATTAAACTTAATGCCACATGAAAATCTTAAAGATTGATGGTTCAGTAACTGTTATTACAAACACTGGAGATGTAATAACAGCAAGTAATGTTTCAGAAGAAACATTTAAAAAAGTTTATGCTTATGTTCAAGAGAACAATGTAGAAGCTATAAAGCAACTACTTGTTCCTGAATTGTGTAATGAAGAAAAGAAGTTTATTGCCAAGAAACAAGCTGTAGAGAATATCCATACTATGGCTCAGCACTTGACACACCTCTTTGAAATTAAGAATGATGCACTATACAGAATAGGTATAGAGCTGAGTGTACCTGAAGAACTTGCATTGAAATATGTACAGGTATATACAGAATGGCTTGACTATTATGAAGTGTCAGATGATGACTCAGATCCATATTGCTTACTAGAATCTACTACAGAGTTTCAGGCTGTAGACAGATTCTGGATGTGGTGTAGTCTTAATCCTAATGCTGAGAGTCGTGAAGATTTGTTTAGATTCCTGCAACATCACGAGATGCAAATTACTAATCAAGGTATGTTCCTTGCTTATCGTAGGGTAGTTACTACAGGTACAAGTAACATTGGGTTGGTAAACTTTGTATCTAACAATTATGTCAAGGTAAAAAGTAAGTGGAAGAAGAATCCCAAAGACTTTATTGTGTATGAAAAAGATGGTATGCTTGAACTAAGTTCTAGTACCAAAGATTCTTCTTATACTAACAAAGGTACTCTTGAACAACTCTATCTTGACTTGCCTAACTTACAGACATCTCAGTTTACAGATGCTCATACTAAAACTATGGACTATCGTATTGGTGTAGAGGCAAGAATAGAAAGACATCAGGGTAACCAATCTAATCAGGTAAGTTGCTCTAAAGGTTTGCATGTAGCAAGTAAAGCCTATGACTATTCAGGCTTTGGTGATACAGCTATTCTTGTGGCAGTTAATCCTATGGATGTATTGGCTGTACCAAGAGGAGAAAATGGCAAGCTGCGTACTTGTGCATTTACTCCTGTAGCTGTACTAGAGCAGGACGAAGAGAATAACATTCTTGCAGATGATGATATGGAAGTGGAAGATTTGCTATTCGTACATTATGAAGAGCAAGTAGCAAAGCTTGAAGAAATGATTAGCAATAACTCTGCTTATGAGCTTAATATAAATCATATCCTTAATGCTCCTAGCCACTACATGTTATCTAATATCCTCAGTAATTTACAATCAGCAGAAGAAATAATTAACAGCAGAACAAGTTACATTTAATATGTTAGACAGCAAAAGAGGAGAAATCCAAGATTCTGCTGTAGCTACATGGGATAAGACGGGTAGAAAAGGTACTATAAACCTTAGTACTGGCATTGGTAAGACTTTTTGTTTTATCAAGGCCACCCGTCTTTTACCCAAAGGCTCCAGCATACTATTCTTAGCAGAAACAAGTCAGCGGAAATTTGACTTAGAAAAAGACATTCAGTTTTTCAAGAAACTTTATGGCTATGACCTGACTAAGACGCATAACTTGACTTTCATGTGTTATCAGTCAGCTTATAAGCTTACAGGTACTACATGGGATTTTGTATGTGCAGATGAGATACACATGTCTCTTACTCCGCAATATATAAAATTCTATGAGAATAATAAGTATAAGTATATTCTTGGATTGTCTGCTACAGTAGACAGAAGTACTAAATATGAAGTAGATGGGGAAGAAATAAGCAAAGGTCTCTGGATAGACCAGCATGCTCCTGTCATATTTAAGTATAACCTCAATCAGGCTGTACAAGACGGTACTACAAAGAAGCTTCGTATCTTTATTATCAATCATCACTTAGACCCTGAGAAGAAGATTGTACCAGCAGGAACTAAGGCTAAGCCATTCATGACTACTGAGAAAGCTGCATATGATTATTGGGATGCAGAGTTTAAAAGAGCATTATTCTTAGCTGATGGACAAGCTAAAACATTTAAGATTAGAAATACTTCAGCAGCTCGTGCTAAGGTATTATATACATTATTTTCTAAGGTAGAGTCTGTAATTAAATTACAGACTGCCTTGGAAGGTAAAACTCTAATCTTTGGTAATAGCATTGATACATTATTGTGTGTAACTAAGAATGTTATTAGTAGTAAGAATAAGGATGCAGAGAATGAAAAACTTAGGACAGATTTTGACAAAGGTAAAATCAAAACTATAGGTTCATTCAAGATGCTGAAGCAAGGTGCAAATCTTAAGTCATTAGATAATACTATCATTATGTCTTACTATAGTAAAGAGTTAGATATGATTCAAGCTATTGGACGTCAGAGAGTTACTGACTCAATAGGTAATGTATTTATCTATGTAACTGCTGGTACTCAGGAAGTTAAATGGTATAAAAAAGCTATGGAAAACATAAATAACTATGAAGAGATCCACTGCACGTCAACAGACGACTGTATCCAAAAATACAAGGTCCTTGTCCAAGAAGACAAAGAAAATGCACAACAGATTGAAACTCAAGCAGTTCAATGAAGTTACTAACATGGAGAGAGAAGATAGGTATTTAATGTACAAAAGCCTTGGTTATGTTTGAAATGTTAATTATCTTTATACTGTTAGTGCTCGTAAAGCGTTCTTATAATATAACTTTAGTAAAGCATTTACATGATGGTTACTATGTATATTATGAAGTCAGAGAATTTGATGTTTGGTATAAGAACTTTAATCCAAGAGTGAAGAAAATTCTTATTTGGAATCTAAAGTCCAGAGGTTATGAAGAAGACCACTTCTTCTGAAGAAATCTGTCAATATTGTTTCGGTGCAAAGGAGCTTACCAGAGATGGTAGGCTCCCTGTGCCTTGTCCTCTTTGCAATGGAGGGAAGTTAGAAGATAAGCAGCTGAGGAAGGCAAACAAGAAACTTAAATTTTATACCAACATTATCTATGAATCTAAACCTTGATTTAGAGGCTATAAGTGAGCACGACTTAAGCCCTAATGAGTATTGTATACTGGCTTGCATATATCATGGCAAGAATCCTAAGGACATACTTTGCTGTATTCCTGATGAGACTTATCTAAACATAGCAAGTTCCAGTTATCTGCGTGAGAATCCTAATTCTGAAACTACATTTCCCTATTCCTTGACAGGTGATGGCTTGACTTTATTTGAGAAACATGACTCCTTTACAATCTTTGTAGAAGAGTACAGAGCTTTGTTTCCCAAAGGCATAAAGTCAGGCAATGGTACTCCTATCAGAGGTGACAAGCAGGGTGTAGCAAAGAAAATGGAATGGTTCCTTCGTATGTATCCAGAGTATTCAAAGACCACAATCCTTGCAGCTACTAAGCTGTATGTAGAACAAATGCAACGCAAAGGTTATACCTATATGGTACAAGCAGACTATCTGATTAACAAGGATGGTTTGTCTAAGCTTGCTGCAATGTGCGAGGACTTTGATAGTAAGACTGCTCACATGGTAAGGTCAGGAGAGAAAAGGATATGAGTATATACAAATCTGTAAAAGCCCAAATTAAAAAGAACAAGCAGATAAGGCTTGATGGAGGCTATACTTGTATTCCTTTTGTACTGTTGCCTAAACTAGGTCAGGTAGTCCCTGGCATAGAACAGGAGAAGTATTATCTGGTTACTGCAAATAGTAAGGTAGGTAAGACAAAGTTAGCAGACTTTCTTTTTGTGTACAATCCTTATGAGTTTGTGACTACTAAGAAGACAGACATTAAAATAAAGGTTCTGTATTTCTCTTTGGAGGTAAGCAAAGAGGAGAAGCTTAGTCAGTATTACAGCTACAGGTTGTACAAAGACCACAATATCATAATATCTCCAGAGAAGCTGAAGTCACGCTTTGAGAACTATATTCTTGAAGATGAGATAGAGACTTTGCTGGATGCTTATGACGAAGAGATGGAAAGGTTTGAGTCTATGGTACAAATCATAGACAATGTCAAGAATCCCTTCGGCATTTACAAACATGTGCGTGACTATGCTTATGCACATGGTGAGCATTATGATAAGAATGGTAACATTATTCCTAAAGAGCATTTGCTAAGCAGTAATCCTGAAGTCAGAGACCCAGCTAATCTTAGAATAGCAGAGTACCGTCCTTATGACCCAGATGAGTATGTGATTATTGTAGTAGACCACTTAAGTCTGTTGCATACTGAGAAAGGACAGGATTTATGGACTACCATATTTAACTTTAGTAGCAAGTATTGTCTTGCTATGAGGGACAGATGGAGGTATATTCCTGTAGTCATTCAGCAGCAAGCAGCTGACCAAGAGAAGCAGCAGTTTACCTTTAAGGGTGATAGTATTGTAGCAAAGCTTAGACCAAGTCCTGATGGTCTGGCAGATTGTAAGCTTACACAGCGTGATGTGAATGTAATGTTTGGCTTGTTTGCTCCTCATAGATACAAGATAGAGAACTATGAGGGTTATGACATAGACAGGTTGGCAGACAATTACAGAGAGTTCAATGTAATGCTCAATCGTAATGGTTCAGGCTTTATAAATCTAGACTTATATTTCAATGGGGCTGCTAACTACTTTAAAGAACTTCTTCCAGCGGATAAGATGGAAGAAAAACACTACAAAGGAATCTCCGCAATTAACTCTAAAGCAAAATGAGGTAATTGACGAGCTGAGTAAATTCATGTCTGCTTACAAGGAAAGTATTGAAAAGACCAAGGAAGACTTGGCTAGTATTAAAGAGGACTTTATAAACAATAGAACAGTGAGTATAGACTTAGAAACAATTTCAATGGAACCAGTATTTATAATTCAAGAAATGGACACTATCCTTGACTTTATAAATAGCTGTGATGAAGTAACAAAGAGTAGGGTATTAAAAGCTTTAAAAGAAAATACTGTAGACAAGGCTTTATTCATGACTGCTTATGGGGATGATGGGTACAACTATGTAATCCTAATGAACATAAGTGAAGAGGCAAGTGGTAAGAATCTAGCCTTAGTGCATTCTAAAAGCCTTAAAGCTTTGGGTACATTCATGGAAGAATTCACTGACTTAAGTACAGATGATGTGGAACAACAATTCAGCAAAGATGGAGAAGAGCATAATAAATCAGAAAATCCATGATGAGTGTGCCAGGATTTGTAATCTTCTGATTGCAAAGAATGAGGCATACAATAATTCGTTGCATGTTGAACCTCCTTTGTTTCCTATGGATGCAGAGACGGGTATCAAAGCAAGGATTAATGATAAGCTCAATAGAATCAAAACTACAGGATTGTCCAGTGATACGGAAGATACTCTGGATGATTTAATAGGCTACTTAATTCATTTAAACATTGCATACAAACTAAAAAACCAAAAAGTATGATTACAATCAAGGACCCTGCACTGGGGAAATACAGTGTGATTGAAGATTACCAAGGATTCAAAGTAAAGGATGAGTCAGGCAAACAACTTGTGGCAGTAAACTCTTTTGAGGATGCCCTTAGGTTCATTGCTCAGAAGCTTGTACTTGAATCAGATGCTACACTAAGCCTTAAAGCATATACTAGAATGCGTAAGGAAGTGTTTGATAGGATAGTAGCTGCTCAGGAAACTGATGGTCAGGAAGAAAGTCCTATAGCTCAACAAGTAATTCAATTCGGAGATAGTACACATGAGTAAAGAGATTGTAAAACAAGAAAGTGAATTGTCTGTACCTCAGAATGAGATGCAGCAATTACAACTACTTATTGACTCCAAGGTATTGCCTAGTAACATCAAGACTATTGAGCAAGCATTTGCCATTGCTCAGTTCGGCAAAGACTTGGGTATGAAAGCCATGCAGGCTTTTCATCAGGTTTACTCCATTCAAGGTAGACTTGCTCTAAGTTCTAAAGGTTTGGGTGCATTGTTGTGGGCCAATGGCATTCAGTACAAGACCATTCAGGACTTTGAGAAGATTACCAAAGAAGATGGTAAGTCTGACTTTGTTACTACGATAGAGTTTTATCGTGGTAGAGTGACTGATAGGTGTTCTTTCCATTGGTCTGATGCAGTCCGTGCAGGATGGACTACAAAGGATAACTGGGTTAAGATGCCTAAACATATGATGTACGCAAGATGTCTTGCATTGGGTGCTCAGCGTATTGCACCAGACAAGATTCTTGGTCTGTACACTGTAGAAGAGATGGTAGATGTGACCAATGCCCCTGGTGTATCTATCAATGAAGAAGGGGAAGTCTATATTAAAGCTTAAAAACAAACTTATGCAAACACCAGTTTCAAAAGCTGCATTCACCGCAGCACGTAATGAAGGTAAAACAGTAAAAGAATTAGCACAGCATTTTGGCATTTCCGAAGCAAACTGCAAGAAGATTATTGCCCAGCTTGGTCTGCCTAAGCGTGGTGTAAAGCCAGGCTTTGTGTTAGTAGATGATAATAACGGAGATAACTTAAATCAAACTAGTCTTTAATTATGGCGTACGGTAGTAAGAAAACCTCAGATGGTAAAGAAATCTCTGCAGACGAGACAAGAGTAACTCCTGCAGTAGGTATTGTACAAGACTGCACTGTAAAAGGTGTATTTGAATTGAATGATGAGAAGACTGTGGCTAGCATTACATTTGTTCAGCCCAATGGAGCAGAGATTACTCACAAAGAGTGGCTTAATGATGATGAAGCATCACAAGATGATACTAACCGTCGTGTAAAGCATATCTGTACTAAGTTCATTGGAGAAGAAGCCTACAATGCTATCCCAGAAGCTGATAGCTTTGAGGACTTCTTCAATAAAGTCAACAAGGCTATTGCTGGTAAGACTACAGGTAAGTTCAGAATGTTGTTTCATTACAACAATAAAGGCTATGTGACTATACCTAGGTATCCTAACTTCATTGAGTTTGCGGAGGTTAATCCTAGCAGAATTACCATTAGTAAGTATGTAGCTGACAGACTTGTAAAGCCTGCTGCACCTCAGCCAGATCCTGAGTTAGCAGCTGGTATTTCAGACGAACTTCCGTTCTAAGGAATGGTTGTTTATTAATGCGGTCTAAATGGGGAGGGAA